TCTGGTATTGCTGGCAATGCGGGACTTGGTATCGATGGCTTGCCCGAATTCAATCTCAGCACAGTTCCAACAATATTTGCATCTCCCAAAGAGGTTACATCCAATTTGGCGCCTGCTGCCAATGTGGCAGATCCCAAAGCACTCAATTTCAAAAATCCGTCACTTTTAACAGTGGCACTGACCATTGCACTGGCACTAAATGTACCAAGAGAAGTTATACTGACTCCCAATGTTCCATTAAGCTTTATACTCGTTGCATTCATGTCAATGGCCGAATCACTGTGTAAGTTTATCGGGCCCTTGCTACGCATGTTGATGCCTGCAACCCCATATACATTTATTGATCCGTCTGCACTGAATTCCATCCATTGATTTCCAGTATCGCTGGCAATATACAGTATATGCTCTTTGTCATTCATTAATATTTGATGGCCACTGGCAGTGCGTAGACGTATCAATTGATCATTGCCATCTTTGTCTCCGTCATCCATTACAAACTGGTGCCCGCCTGTCCTGGCATAAACTGCTTCGGGATTTTCTGCAACTTGATCTACCAGAGTTGCTTTGCGACCAGGTGTACTGATGCCATATACATTGCTGGGACTTTCACGCATACTGCTTGAACTAATGGCACCACGTATAGGATCTCTATCCAATCCCTGTTTGATCAAAGTCATTGTTTGACCAGGATGAGGATATCTTAATGATTCTTCTATGTTAAATGCTTGATCTGCATCAGGGGCATATTCGGCTACGGGCAATACACTGTCAGAACTTATATGAGAACCAATTTGATCTCCAGGGGAGAGATATGACTTACCGTTGTCTATTGCACTTCTGGCAATGCCCGGCACCATGTGATGACTAGTGCTGTCATATATACAGGCAAACCAATAACAACGAGATATATCTCCTGCCACAAAGGTCACTAGCACTTTACAACCAATGTCAGGTGGCACCATCCACATGCCATAGCTCTGTCCTGATGTGTAGGGCGTATTGGGACTTTTACCTGAATCAGTGCCATAGGTTGCTCCGTAAAAGGGACTGGCATAGCTGGCAGGGAGAGCATTGCGATCTCCCTCTACTACATCAGCAGTTGCTCCGCCCCAGTCGGGTATTTGTACCAACAATTGGCCCATACGTGTGCCTTCAACATGTCCCACTATTACTGCTTCATATGGTCCAGAGTCAGACACCATTCCTGACACTTTATAATCTGCTTGGGCAAGTAGACCATTACCTACTTTTCGAAATTGACCTGTCGCCATTTATTGATCCTTAGTTTCTTAGTTGTGTTTCGTTTGATGGAACACTGGTTGATTGATTGTTTTGATTAATAGTTACTGCATTAGACAAACTGTTGTTATAATTATTCCAGCTGCTGTTATCGTTTATAACTTTATTATTTCCAGAAAATAACTTTGCAATATCATCATTGATAATTCTTGCCAGTTGTATGACCTGTTCAAACTTGCCACCAGAAAATCTATTGTCTATTTGCAAAACAGTATATTGGCCACTGAAAAGTGACCTGTTAAAAGCTGGTATTGGTGTCATTAGACCTTGATTAGTTGATTCTGTGTCAATATCATAGGGTGTGTTGATAGTCACCGCCACTACCACCTCTCCAGTATCTGTTCTTATGTGCCCGTACTTTGATGCAAATTCATATTGACTTACCGTGTCCCATTGATTGTATTTGCTGTTGACCACAGATGGACTAGGACAATATAACCAATCATCTTGTTTGATTAGAGTAGGATCTCCCAATATGGTCATGTCAATAACCAACATGTCACCGTTTAGTGTTTTATATATTGAATTTATTACATCTGCAGACAGTTGTGCTGTTGGTCTATTGGCTGTATTAAATCCCATGGCTGCTCCAACATTTCTTACTATATTCTGTTGGGATGTGGGAGTAACATTAGGAGCCCCTGATGTTACCACTGCTGGGTTACGTTCAAGGGTGTGTGGTGGTTGACTTTGTGATGTTTTTGGGCTGTTTTGCCATTCATAGTTGCTGGTTGATCGAGAAACTTCAGTGGCTGCAATGGCCGCTGTATATGCTTGCACGGCTGTGTAATAGGTTGTATCAAAATTTAATTTAAAATCAATAACTTCTGTATTCTTTCCCGAATAAAAATAATCATATGCTTTTGTGGTAAAATATCTACTATCGGGATATCTTGGCATTGCAGGATGTGTACCAGACCAAATAGGATATTGATGTATCTTGTAGGTGGTTGTCATTGGCAATCTATTGGTAACAACATCGACCACGCCCTGTGTTATCACCATATTTGCAACATCTCGACCTTCGTACAACACTGATGTTGTGGTCTTGAATGCATTGAATATGTTTGTTTCCTTTTTAATCGACGGATTCAGTTGTAATTCATACAGATACTTGCTGTGTGACATGACCTTGGTTATGATGTCCAATATTGGGGTATTTGCAGGAATTGTAAATGTTGATTTATTTAAATTAATGCCCTTTGCGTTGACGTTAACATCTGACAATGGGAGCTCAAGTTCATTGACAATTTTGCTATTTGAAATGGCAGCGTCGATATCAAATTTCACAGCCTGTACGTATTCGGCCTTGCCTAACCCAACTTCTTTTTGATGATATTCATAATAATTGTCTGACAGTTGTCTAAAAAATTCTCCCACCGTATCTGCTGTGATGGTAAAAATTTCAGGAGTTGCGGCATGAGCTCCCGGATAGTGTGCCACTCCGCCGGCAGAACAAAAAGTTATTTTATATTCTGAACCACCCGAAGTTACTGCAACCTTCATTGACAAAATTCTAATAGGAAACCGTTTTCTAAATGTAGTCATTTGCGATTCTGGGATTGGCATCCCGTCATCATCATATCCACGAAAATCTATCTGCAACATATAGGGCTGTTGCGTATAATTATTGAATCTGGTGCCATCATAGCTTGCAGCCACCAATTGCTCAATAAATGTAACTCCGTAAGGTTCCATAATTGTCATCGATCCGTCTAACACATTACTACTTCTACTGGTTTTAGTGGGTGTTATGATTGAATTAAACTTGACATCTTGTAGGTTATAATTTAAACCAGGTGAATTGGGCAAGCGTCTGTTGGGATATAGTCCACTATCTTCTGCAACCACATAACTAGATGGTCCCGGAGACCAAGACATTGCATATTCAACATCCATTTGTCCCATAAGAGTATTGTAGTCCACGGTGTCCAACCACCATAAACTCAATGCATAACTATAAGATGCAAAATTTGCCAATGGATTTGGGACAATTTTTGTAGTCAGTATCTTTTTGGGGGTGTCAACGGAAAATGTCTTGTATACTCCCCGTATCTCAACGAACATTTTGGGAGTATCATCTGTCGTTCTGTCGTTGTTCGCCATACTACAAATCCAATGCTTTTTTCACAGTAGTCAAAGTTGGCACATATATGATGGTGCCAGTCCTAAAATTCATCAGTGGGTCTGGCAATACGTTGGGGTTTCTAACGGAAAATATCCACCATAGGCCAGTATCTTTGTACAAATCATAAGCCAACAGATCTGGACGTAGATTGTAAGGACTATCGATTTGATATACAGCATCATCTGATGCTGCTGGTATGGTTTTGCCTGGCCACACATCCAGAAACGGGCCCCATGTACTTGTTCCATAGTATGGACTAGTTTTAGAATATGTAGCCATTAAATGAATCCGCCGTTGTTGGGTCTCTTGCTGAAGGAAGGAGATTGTGTCCTGCCAAATGCACTGGCTGCTCCTGCACCACCTGCTGTTCCAATCATCGCACCTGCAGCAAAATCATTTAGACTAAATGACTTGGTTTGAGCTGTTCTACTGTAGATGGGCTGTAGCGACAATGTAATGGTGCTGGTAGTTGGTAATCGTGTGCTGTTTAATCTAGGATTAGTAAACTGTGGATTGTATGATGTAAATCCTCCTGTGACCGCTGGCTCAGGAATGTCCATGTAATCAACATCAGCAGGCATGGTATGGCTAAAATTGGTGACCACACAGGGAACGTTGGGCAAATAATACTGCCCATATCCGTTTAGATACACCATGGGCGGTGGATTTCCGGCCATGCCATCTGGGTCTTGACCAAAGAACATTTTTGTAACACTTCTAAAGAAATAGATGCAGGCTAATAGGTATTGTCCTTCATTGACGTTTTGTACGGTAAATTCTGCATTGATACTAATGGCCTGTACTTCTGAGTTATCATAGAAGTACTGTGTGTAATTGTTATGCGTTAATTTTTGCGGAGTATAATTGGCCGCATGTGTGACTTGTAACTGTGGAGTATAGGGAAATATAACTCCCACTCGTCTAGAACCGGATCCAGCCATTCCAAAAATATTAGTAATATTACTGGCAATGGGATTAGTTGATCCGCCGCCCAATTCCGATATCAAGGGGCTTAACAGTGTATTCTTTGGATCATTGTAGAAATAGTTACTGCCCGGTGCCAGTGTCACTCGCACTCGCCAGTCATTGCTGGCATCTGGATAAATTAATACAGGTTTGGGATTCGTTCCAGCCGACCTGTCACTGTATCTAAACATGTCCGCGACATTCTGTCTGTTAGATGCTTGACTAATTCCCACAGATCCCAAAAGACTAGAACTGAATGCTGTTGCAATTTGCGTCGTAATCGATGAACTAGAACTGGTACTGCCGGGCAAGGGCATATTGGGTAGTACTGGCATTATTAATCCTGTTTATACAATATTTATAGAATTTAAAATATGTGTATATAATGTTTTTGTATTAACTATTGACTTGTTACGATAAATATGTTAGTATATACTTACTAATATAAGGAAACGTAAGTGGCTCATAACTATCTTAATAACAAAGACATTTTAAAAGAAATTCACAAGAGCAAAAGCACATACTGCTCATTTATAAATCCAGCAGATGCAGATTATGATATGATTTTACCAGATGTTGATAAAATCAACAAGAAAAACATAATGCAGGCACGTAGGGATAGAGCAGAACGTTTGGCCAAGCTGGCACAGGAAGCTGCATTGGCCGAAACTGGTGTCAAACGTAAACTGGAAGAGTTTGAAGTCAAACTCAGAGACGTGAAAGACACTGATGTAGTTTTTCGTGTCATGACATGGGACCATATTCCAGTTGATGATGCCAAGAGCCGCAAAGCTGCACTAAAGCAAATGGAAAAAGATGGATTGCCCACTACCGAATATGATGATGACAGTTTTGTCGACATCACCAACAATACCAAATATGTCAAATGCAACTTTCCTCCATTCATGCACTACAAAATAGATGAAAATGGCAATCCAATTTGTGTGGGCAAGAGCCACTGGAAAGGTGATTTAGAAACTGGTGAGTGGAGCAAAGATCACGGAGCAATGACCAAAAAGCTGGCTCACATGTTTATGAAATTGTGCGAGCGTTATGCCACAAGATCAAACTGGAGAGGCTACACATACAATGACGAAATGCGTAGTCAAGCACTGTTGCAGTTGACCTACATTGGGCTACGATTTGATGAATCAAAAAGTGCCAACCCATTTGCCTACTACACGGCCGCAGTTACCAACAGCTTTACCTGTGTGCTCAACATTGAAAAACGCAATCAAAATCTGCGGGACGACATATTGGAAATGAATAATTTGAATCCCAGCTACACACGCCAGGGTATGGGCATGAGCATGGGAAGTTTTGCCGAGGACGACTAATGTCGTTTGATCAACGAATATTGGTATTGGGCAATGAAACTTCTGATACTGATGCACAAACCAGTTTGTTGGCACAACTACATACCCGAACTTGAAACAGCTAGAAAATTTTTAACAAACGACTAAACTTTATTTGATTTTACTTGCGTATTCTTGTACACTAACTCAATGAGTAATCTATTTAAAAAAGCCGCTGTATTCACTGACATACACTTTGGTTTGAAAAGTAACAGCACATTACACAATGAAGACTGTTTGAACTTTGTCAAATGGGCCACTGCCAAAGCCAAGGCCGAAGGTTGTGAAACCTGTTTGTTTCTTGGCGATTGGCACAACAACCGTGCCAACCTGAACATTGTTACCTTAAACTACAGCCTGCGGGCATTGGAGCATATGAATGACAACTTTGAACGTGTTTATTTCATTCCTGGTAACCACGATCTTTATTATCGTGACAAACGTGATGTACAAAGCGTGGAGTGGGCTAAACATCTTTCGAATGTGGTCATATGTAACGATTGGTTTAATAGTGGAGACGTGGTTATCGCTCCTTGGTTGGTTGGCGACGATCACAAGCGTATTCCCAAACTAAAGGGCAAGTACATGTTTGGGCACTTTGAGTTGCCAGGCTACTTGATGAATGCCATGGTGGCCATGCCCGAACATGGCGAGTTGCGTAGAGAAAATTTCAACAACTTTGAACATGTGTTTACCGGACACTTTCACAAGCGACAGACACAAAAGAACATTACTTACATTGGCAACTGTTTTCCACACAACTATGCTGATGCTGGCGACGATGATCGAGGCATGATGATATTGGAATGGGGTCAGGAGCCCGAGTATCATGCATGGCCCGACCAACCCAAGTATCGTGTGTTCCAATTGAGTGATGTCATCAACCATACTGAAAAGATGTTGTTGCCCGGAATGCATTGTCGTGTCAATCTTGACATTGACATCAGTTATGAAGAAGCCACGTTTATCAAAGAGACCTTCATTGACACGTACAAACTGCGTGAAATTACACTAATTCCGGCCAAGGTCACAGACTTGACCGAATACGAGATACAGGGCAATATTGCATTTGAAAGCGTTGATCAAATTGTAACTGGACAACTTACCAGTTTAGACAATGGTAAATTTAATAAAAATCTATTACTAGATATCTATAGAAATCTTTAATGTTTAAAATAAAAACTCTAACTGTTCGTAATTTTATGAGTGTGGGCAACACCACACAGGCTGTAAACTTTGACCGAAGAGATCTAACTTTGGTGTTGGGGGAAAACTTAGACTTGGGTGGAGATGACAGCGGAGCACGTAATGGTACTGGCAAGACCACCATCATCAATGCATTGAGTTTTGCACTATACGGCAATGCGTTGACCAACATCAAAAAAGACAACTTGATCAACAAGACCAACAGCAAAGGCATGCTGGTGTGTATTGATTTTGAAGCTGACAGTGTTGAATATCGTATTGAACGTGGACGCAAGCCCAACGTCATGAAGTTTTTTGTATCAGGGAATGAAAAAGAAATCACTGATGAAGCACAAGGCGACAGCAGAGAAACACAAGCCGAAATCGAACGTATGTTGGGCATGAGCCATGACATGTTCAAACACGTGGTTGCTCTCAACACTTATACAGAACCTTTCCTTGCACTGAAAGCCAATGAT